GGAGTTTCAGTTCAGTCAAACCCAACTGCAATGGATATTAAAAGGCCAGGAACAAGACATGTATTTGGCGATTTAATGATTTCATTTGTAGTAGATGAAGAAATGAAAAACTGGTTAGAAATTTATAACTGGATAAGAGATCTTTCAACTGACACATATTCTGTTGGAGATATTTTACCAGAACATCAAAAAATATCTACTGCCTCTTTATTAGTACTTTCAAGTGCATATAAACCGATATCAAGAGTTACTTTTTTTCATACTTTTCCAATATCTTTAACAGGTATAGATTTTGATTCTACTCTCCCCGGAGTAGATTCTGTAATAGCAAATGCAGTATTTAATTTTACAAGATATGAAATCCAAGGAATAACTGCCGCTTGATTTCTGCCGGTTTTGTGATATACTATAATTATGACTATTAAACTAAGTGAAATTCGTACAATGGCAGAGCAGGACATGAAGATTGATGGTTCTTCATTGGATACAGAAAGTCTTCGCACCCCACAAATTCACAATAAGTATCTTTCTATTATGTTGGATGAGAAACTAGTTCTAAAGAAAATAGACTCGGATCTCAATGTAGTCAAAAGAAACAAGTGGTTATACTACTCAGGCAAGATGTCAGATGAACAACTAAAAGATCTTGGATGGGAACCATTTGATCTAGCAATTCTTCGTCAAGATCTAGACAGGTTTATTGACAGCGATGTTCAAGTAATTGAACTCTCAAATAAACTTGAACTACAAAAGGAAAAAGTAAACTACCTAGAGAATCTAGTAAAGGTTATTTCAAATAGAAACTGGAATATTCGATCTGCAATTGATTGGATTAAATTCACACAAGGACAATGATAAAAGTAACACAAGCAGATGCGGTAAATTTAAAAGTAGATTGTGAAAAGAGCATTGCAAAGGAAATAAGTTCCTTCTTCACTTTCTCGGTTCCTAATTACCAATTTACACCAGCATATAAGAATAGATTGTGGGATGGGAAGATTCGTCTTTTCAATACACTAACTCATACACTTTATACTGGACTGCTTGATTATTTGTTTAAGTTTGCAGAGGAACGCGGATATAAGTTTCAATATGAACCTCTTGAGAATTTAAATCTAAAGTTCGATGAAGCATCTGTTGATGAGTTCTTTGGTAGATTTAAGTGCTATAGTGATGGAAAAGAAATTGTTCCTCATGATTATCAAAAGAGTGCAGTAAAGCATTCTTTATTGAAGCAGAGAACTCTTTTAATCTCTCCTACTGGTAGTGGTAAATCATTAATCATTTACCTATGTATCCGGTATTTGATGGAGAAACTTCCGCCGCACAAGAAAATTATAATCGTTGTTCCCACAACTGGTCTTGTCGGACAAATGGCAAATGACTTTCACGACTACTCAAATAAAGATGGGTTTATCCGCAATTGTCATGCAGTATATTCTGGACAACCAAAAGAAACACCTCGTAGAGTAATCATTTCTACTTGGCAAAGTATTTACAAAATGAAAGAAGAATATTTCAAAGATGTTCTTTGTGTATTTGGCGATGAATGTCATTTGTTCAAGGCAAAATCATTAACTACTCTAATGAGTAAAATGAAGGGGTGTGAATTTAGAGTTGGTACAACTGGCACTTTAGATGGCACACATGTCCATAAACTAGTAGTAGAAGGGTTGTTTGGTCCTGTCTTCCGTGTAACGACCACTAAAGATTTGATCGATCAGAACTTTCTTTCTAACCTAAAAATCAACTGTCTTCTTCTTGAATATCCAGAGAATAAAGTAGAAGAAATTAAAAGAGCAAAATACATTGAAGAAGTGCAATGGTTAGTTGCAAATGAAGAAAGAAATAAGTTTATAGAAGATCTTTGTTGTAGTCTAAAAGGTAATACACTTGTGCTTTTTAACTTTGTAGAAAAACACGGATTGCCAATGTTTGAACGAATCAAATCAAACTGTAACAAACCATGCTATTTGATCTATGGTAAAACACAAGCAGATGATCGTGAAAATATTCGTCAGATTGTGAATAAGCAAAAAGAAAGTATTCTTGTTGCATCATATGGTACATGTAGCACGGGTATAAACATCAAGAACATTCATAATATTGTGTTTACTTCGCCATCAAAATCAGTGATTCGTGTTCTACAATCTATTGGTAGAGGACTACGAAAAAGTGAAACAAAGGACAAGGTTACAATTTATGATATAGGAGATGATCTTCGTTGGAAGAAGCATCGTAACCATGCTCTCCGTCATCTAGATGAACGGATCAACCTATATAGTAATGAGAGATTCACATATGATGTTACAAAAATACGCCTAAAGGAGACTCTATGAATTGCAAAATACTAAAATTAAAAAGTGGTGAAGAGGTTATTTCAGTTCTGTCAGAATCAAAAGGCAAATATACTCTTGACAATCCAATGTTGTTTCGTTCTACCACTTTGATGGATCACATGGGTAGACCATATGACATGACAACTCTTAAGGATTGGTTATATAATAGCGATCAAAAAACCATAAGCATTCCACGCAGTCATGTTGCGAGTCTTGTTGAACCATCAGAAAAATGTAGAACAATGTATCTTCAACAACTCACTAATCTTTCTGCCGTTGCTTCTGAAGTAGTAACAGAGGAAGATAGAGTAGAAGCAGAAAAAGAAATGGAAGAAATGTTCAATGAACTTTTCGAAAAGTTTGGGCCAGGAGCAGAAGGAACCGATTCAAAAACTGCTCCATTTGCTGATGATGAAACTGAAATTGGTATGGAAAAGATGGATGGAAAACAAATGATCTATATGAGCATGGTTTTCCCACCTGAGATGATTATGAATCTAATCACTTCTGGTATTCTTGATCCTCGTGACGTTCAAAAGATGATCAAAGAGGTCAAAAAAAGAAATAAATTTACAGGTGATGAAAAGGAAAGAAAAGATTTTGGTAACAAGTTCTCAGATTGGAATCCTGATCCTAACTCTGATGATTATGCGTGAAGAGTACTCAGAGGATCTTAGAGCTCTTAGAGTATAGTTACTATTACCCTTTTCCATAGCCTACACAGACATTGTAATGAGGTTGTCAAGGTTCGTCAACCAATTTTTTAAAAGATTCTTGATTTTTATGTAATGGAAGGTATACTAGTAACACTATGGGAAAGAAAAAGAAACCAAAGCAAGAAGAGTTAGAACCAGAAATAGAAATAGAAGTAGAAGAAGTAGAGGAAACTACTAAATCATTAAAACATTATGTTGATAATCAGCGTTTTTGTAAAGAAATGACTGATTGGAAGAAGTTGGTAAAAGAGGCAGAAGAATGTGATGAAAAGCGTCCTCCCGTTACCGATTATATTGCCGAATGTTTTTTAAAGATTGCTGAACATCTATCCTATAGACCAAATTTTATTAACTATCCATTCCGTGAGGATATGGTAGGTGACGGTATTGAGAATTGTCTTCTTTATGCTCATAACTTTGATCCAAAAAAATCAAAGAATCCTTTTTCTTACTTTACCCAAATAATATACTACGCTTTTCTACGAAGGATTGAAAAGGAAAAGAAACAAGCGTATGTTAAATATAAGTCCTTGCAAATGAACGATCCAGATGGTAAATTTGTAAACTGGTTGAAGGACAATCAGGGATCTTCAACTTATACCGAGTTTCTTCAAAAGACTTTTTTCCTTAGCGAATCTGACATTAAAAATTTAGAACCAAAGGAAAGAAAGAAAAGAAAGAAGAAAAAGAAGAGTAAGTCTAACAGGTTATTTGAATGAAAATTGCAGTTATTAATGATACCCACTTTGGAGTCAGAAACGACTCACCATTTTTCTTAGATCAGTCTCTTGAATTCTTTGAAAAAGTATTCTTTACTTATCTAAAAGAAAACAACATTAAAGATGTTATTCACTTGGGTGATCTTTTAGACAGAAGAAAGTTTGTAAATTTTAATACTCTTTCTCAAGTACGAAAGAGATTTTTCAAACCTCTGATTGATAATAAAATCAAGACATATATTACTATTGGTAATCACGATACATATTATAAGAATACTAATAGTTTAAATTCTATTAATGAATTGTTTTTTAATGAATCCGAATATATCACGATTGTAGAAAAACCCACCGCTATAGATTATGATGGGTTGTGTATTGGAATTGTTCCTTGGGTAGCAAGAGATAATGAAGCAGATTGCTTATCATTCATAAGAAAATGTAAATGTCCAATTATTGGTGGCCACTTTGAAATTAGTGGATTTCAAGTAATGAATGGGGTTGTGCACCCTATGGGACTAAACAAGTCAATATTTGATAGATTTGAACTTGTATTGTCTGGACATTTTCACCTAAAACAAAATAACGGTAATATACATTATCTTGGCACTCAATATGAATTAAATTTTGGAGACATGAATAGTCCAAAGGGATTTCATGTTCTTGATACTGAAACCAGAGAATTGGAATTTGTCAAAAATCCT